CAAAACATTGCCAATCAAGAGACCGTTTTGCCTCTGAAGCCCCTGCTTTGCTGCGACGTTTGGGAACACGCGTATTACCTTCAGTATCAAAACCGCCGCGGCGACTACTTTGACGCCTGGTGGCAACTCATTGACTGGCCTCAGGTCTCAGCGCGCTATGCCGAACTCTTACAAAACCGCCCGCCAATTCCATGAGATAGAGCATACGATTTTTATATCCAATATTACAATACTTTCGTATTTACTTTTTGTCAAGTTAAATTTTACAATGGTATTGTAATTTTGGAATCAGGAGGGACTCCCGATGCTGTGCGACGAAATCCACCGGCTGAGGTTGGCAAATGGAATCACACAAGCAAGTCTGGCCAAACGGCTGGGTGTTTCCAAACAGAGCATCTCCAACTGGGAGAACAATAACATTCAGCCCTCTGTTGAACTATTAGAAAAGCTGGCGGATTTTTTTGCCGTTTCCACCGACACACTTTTGGGCCGGAAGCCTGACATTCTGATCGATGCCTCCGGTCTTACGGACGAACAGGCCGCCCATATCCGCCAGCTGATCCATGACCTCCAAAATGCCGGAAAACAGCTTTGAACAAGAGACCGCCCGCCGCCTGTTTTACAGGCGGCGGGCGGTCTCTCCGTATTTCACCTTTTAACCGTCTCCAGAAACCGGTGCAAAAACACCAGCATCTGCTCCCGGGTGCACCAGCTCTTGTATTGAAAGGTCCCGTCTGTATTTCCCTGGATAATCCCGTTTCCCTCGGCCCAAGTACGAGCCTGATCCGAGAACTCGCCGGGCGGCAGTTCCGCCCGATTTTGGAGCCATACATTCATCATGGCGTTGAAGTCCTCCTGCGTCACCTTATCCTCCTTATACTCCGGGCGAAACGCCCCTGCTACATACCTCAGCGCCCGCGTCCGCCGCTGCACCTCGCCGCCGTTGGCATCGCTGCCCGCACCGGTATTTCCCTCAATCGTGATGAGGCTTCCGTCTCTATTCACCTGTTCCAACGCGCCGATGTGTTGGATGGCGGTGCCGGAAAACCGTAAAAACACCAGGTCGCCGGACTGATAGTCCTTTGCCACAAACCGCCCGTTTCGCTTCGCCCAATTCGCCAGCGCGCCGCAGGAGGCTGTCTTCCCCCCGCCGCAGAACAACTGTGCAAGTCCCGCTTCTCTAAAACACCACCATAGGAACACACAGCACCATGGGTAGCTGTCCCCGGACACCTCCCTCCCGTAGTACGCCGTGTTGTATTTTACGCGGTTGCTTCCGGCAGGCGATTCCTTGGTCCCCAGTTCTTTCCGGGCGACACCCAACAGCCTTTCCGCTCCTGTCATTCTCCGCTTGTTCCTCTCAACGTGTCCGCCGCGTCCTGGATCGCGTTGACCGCATTTTTGATACTCTCCGCATCCACTTTGCCCTCCGTGACGATATACGTCACCACAGAGGCCAGGGACACCACCGCACCTGTCGTGGTGGTGATGATACTCTCATCCAGTCCAAACACCATGGCAAGGCCCGCAACTATTCCAGCCACCGCCGCCCACAGTTTTCGCGAACTCAGCTTCCGCAATATTTCCTGCATAAATTTTTGCTCCCTTCTCAACAGTTCTCATCGCCGCCCAGTGCAGCGTCATAAGTAATACCACCCCGTGTGTTCTCCGCCCGGCTCTTTCCGAAATATGCCGTCAGCACCACCGCTGTGGATGCCTGAAGCGCCCCGATCAGTGTGGTGAGATACGGCAGCGTCCCGGCAAACTGCCGGCAGATGGCCAGATAGCAGAAATACAGCACCACGCAGGTACAGCCTGCATCCATCGCCAGAATTCCCAGGGCGATGGTCTTTGATACCGTCCACTTCTTTTTCACGCGCCGCCTCCCTGCGTCAGCAGAAAACTAACAAACGCCCCCGCCAGCACCAGCAGAATTTTATCCATCAGGCCCTCCCACCGTTTCCCCGGCCGCTGCTCCAGCGCATCCATTTTTTCATCCAGTTTTTCTACGCTGTCTGCCATGGTCTCCTGCTTTGTCGCCAGCACCTCCACCGCCGTGGCCAGTCGGCGCAGGGTCTCCTGTCCCTGCTCCAGCGCGCCGATACGCCGGGTATTGGAGGAAACACGCTCCTCCAGCGCTGTGATTCGTCCGCTCCACTCCTGTTCCATATCACACCGCCAGTTCAAAGCTGTACCAGGTATTCTCTCCGGACTCCATCTCCACCCATGTCCAGCCATGGCACTCGCACTCCGACCAGAGCATGTATCTGAAATAGAACTCCGTCGCCAAATGGCAGGGGATGATGTCCAGAATAATTTTCTGGATTTGTTGGAATTCCTCGGGAATTCCAGCCACCTCCGGAAAGATAATGCGGATATGCCCCTCGCCCATTTCCTGTGCCAGCGCCTTGATGCCGCAACCACTGATGGTGCGGTTGATGCTGTCCAGAGAAAAGCTGTCCGCGTCGATCTGGAGCAAAGCTGCGATGGCGCTTCGGCGAAGATTGACGGTGTTGGCTGCTGGACGTCTTGCAAACAGCGCCTCTCTCCTTTTTAACCCTTCCCCTTCTGCCGTAACGGTCAGCGCCTCACGTTCCGTGTATTCCAGCTTGTCGGAAACACCGTCCAGTCCAACGGCAGCGGCGAACAGTGCGCTTTCGTTCAGGGTCCCGTCTCTGAGATCGTAGATTCCCAACGGTGCCAGCAGGTTTTTTAAATGCGCCTCGTATTCCGCCATGTCACGCCTCCATCTCCGTCACCGCCAGCGTCCCCAGGACAGGAAGGGTTGTGCTGCTCCCGGCCGTGTCCACGGCGGGCGTCAGAATATGATAGTTTTTAACGCCGTCCACCGCGTAGATTAGCTTCCCCAGCGCCGCCAGTAAAATCGGATTCCCCAGCAGTTTTCCCGTGAACCACCCGGCAACAGCGGACTCCACCGCGCTCTTCACCGCCGCAAAGTCTCCGCTTTCGCCCACATCCAGCTCCACCGCCACATTTACGCTGCTTTTTGTCGGGGCCAGCACCTGCACGTCCACCGCAATCTCCCGCTTCGCCTGCAAATCCGTCTCCACCTCTTCCAGCAGCGCGTCGTCCGGTACTCCCGCCGCCGTGGTAATGTACACATCCACCGTACCAATGCCCCGTGCCCGGCTCACAGCCGCCGCCGCGGCCACACCCTCGTGCCGAAGCGCCTGTTCCTCGTAAAACGCGGCGTTGGCTCCATTGGGCAGCCGCTGGTAGCTTGCCAGCACCCGCATTCGTAGCGCGTCGTCGTCCTCGGCATCGGTCCCGCCTGTAAACGCCTCCGGGTTTGTACATCCGGTAATTCCCACCGGACACGCCGCCAGCACCGTCACACTGTTTGCCGCGGCGTTGCCGCTGCTTCCGCCCTCCAGCGCCTCCGCCGGTACGTCCACCGCCAGCTCTCCCGCCGCCAGCACCGCGGCCTGCGTTGTCTGAAACCGAACCCCGCTCTCCGTCATACATACGCTTCCCTGGGAGATACTAAGATCACCCACCGGCACATCCGCCACGGAAAACCGCAGCGTACCCACCGCCTTTGTCGCTTCCTGCCGGGCAATGCCCCGCATAGCCGCATGGTCATCCAGATAAACACCCTGCGCCGTCTGGGGGAAACTCTGATCCAATACCCAGTCAGCTTGGCATTCCAGTGCCTGCACCTGCGCCGCCACAGCGTAAAGCCGCACCGCCAGATCACAGGAGTCCTCCGCACCGTATCCGGACCGCTCCTGAAAAGCCGCCAGCATCTCCTGATAAATTTCCTCCGTTGTTCTCATGTCTTCCCCCCGTCATTGCACCGTCAGCTGAAGATCCAGCTCTTCTCCCCCGTAGCTCAGCCGCACCGTCAGTTGATCCCCATCCAATTTCACCTGCTCCACCTGCAAATTCTCCTCATCCGCCAGCGCCTGCGCCACGGCCGCTTCCGCCGCGCTCTGGCGCTGGGACGCGGTTATAGTGCCCAGTGTATACAGTGTACTTCCCATATCCTCCAGAAACAGAAAGCCACTTCGTCTGGCCGTCAGCTTGAACAGCACTCTTTGCAGCAGCGCATCCCGGCCCTTTACCCGTACTGCGCCGCCCACGCCGTCAAAGACATAATCCCCGTTTCTGATCTTCAACTCCGCCACGCCAATTCCTCCTCAGCTACAGGTGCAGGGCTTATACAGCGCGCCGTTTACATATAGCGACCCGTTCACATCGACCCGCCCATTCAACAAAATACCGCCGCCCTGAACTTCTACCGTCCCGTCGTTTTTCAGGTAAATACTGCCGCCCTTCGCGTGGATGTATACTTCGCCCGGCTGAAGTCCGTTGAGGGATTCCCCCTGCTTTGCCCCTGCCACACAGGACTCCTCGCCACCGGTCCCGCCTTTGATAACCAACACCGTCTCCCCCGTAGCGGGCCTCCAGGCGTAGCCCCCCGGTCCGTAGACCGGAAGCTTCCGCACCTCGCCCCTGGTGACCACGCCTGCACTTTCGCCGGAAATAGATGTCACGCCAAGGTCAGACCCGGACGTAGCCGCCGCGGGCCGCGTCTGCTTTGATAACCACATAATCTTCCGTTCCTCTCCCGCCGCCTCACTGCTCCCGCAGCGTCAGCGTAATGGACTCTCCGCCTCCGTCGGCTCTGGTCTGTGCCTCCGTCACGTGGTAGGTTCCCGTCAGCCCTGTCCGTTTCAGCTTCAGCGCAGCCACATCCCCCGGAAACGCCAAAAAGCCACCCGCCAGCGTCACTTCCACGCAAGCCTCATCCGCTTTCGACTGCGCGATTTGATATTCCCCGGTGTACCGCATTTTGGCCCAGGTACTCTGTCCCGGCGTATACAGCACCCGGCGGCATTGGCCGCCCCGGGCGATCCACTCCTCATTGCGCACGCTGTACATCTGGCCCCGCGTTTTGTCGATGACCAGCATTTCCGACAGGACGCCGTAGTGATCCTCACGTTTTACAACTGATAAAACATTTGAAGAGTCCGAAATTTCAAATGTCTCCCCAGTTTTTTTCGGTGTGGCCCACAGCTGCCCGTATCGGTCGAAGGTAGGTATAAAACCGCCGTAAGTCCGGCAAAACCCCTCCAAAGCCTTCCACTGGCTGCTCCCTGCCGCCACGGTATACATCTCCTCGCCGCTGCTGATGTCTGCGATCTGATCACAGGTAATTCCGTAGGGTGTCACATGGTTTCGGACAATCTCCCCCAGCGTGGCCCCCTGATAGGTAGCGGCCCGGGATTCATTGTCCAGCAGCCGCGCGGCATAGCCCCGGCCTGCCACCAATGCGCTGAGTCCCTCTTCCGTCTGCCGGATTTCATATTCGTCCACAATCCCCCGCAGCAGCACGTTTCCCTCGTCCAGCAGGGTAAATCCCGCCGCCCGCCGCAGCACCGGCTCCAGCGACGCCGTATAAAGGCAGGTCACTGCAAAGCTGTCGCAGGGCACCGTTCCTGTGTACGTGACATCCCACGTAAGAAGCGCCGGAAGGTCAAAGCTGCTGTGATCGCACGTTGTGATCCGTCCTGTCATTTTATCCGCACCTGATTTCCAGTATAGATAAGATTCGGATTCTTAATCTGCGGATTTGCCGCAATCAGGCTCTGAAGCGTCACGCCGTACTTTTTTGCAATTCCCCACAGTGTGTCTCCCTTTTTCACGGTATACCACACCACTGATTCCGCGCTTTCTTCTGAATTGGACGCCGTGCCGCCGCTGTTCACCGTACTCACCGCCGTCAGTCCTGCGTTCTGCCCGCAGTCCTCCCAAAACTCAAACGTGTACCGCACAAAGTCTGGCATGGGTTCCTCCGTCAGTTGGAGCGACACGAAGTAGGCCTCTGCCGCCCGCCAAACCGGATGCACCAGCAATCCCGCTCCGTCCTGATCGAATACCGCCGCCAGCCTCCGGAACTCCAGATAGGCGTCCGCGCCCATAAACGTCCCTCCGCCCCGCATCACCCGGTAACTTTTCCCCATCTCCTGCATGCAGTACCGCCCGAACGGCACCTTGTGCACCGCAATCTTTCTCTGCCATGTAACGGAATAGGTCTCCGGATTATGGGGCCAAACGTAGTCCTTATACCGCATTGGCGTCAATTCCACACCATCTCACCTCTCTTATCTCAATACAGCGGATATCCACCGTCATAACGTCTTGCGTCCCTCTGAACTATTCGGGACA